ATGTCTGATACTGAAGTTATTAAGAATCTTCAGCTTCGTACGCGTTCGTATCTTCCGGATTATTTTACATCTGCGCTTCCTTTTACTCAGCGTGGTACTGAGGTGCTTATGCCACTTGCCGGCACTGGTTCTGTGACTTATCTTGATCAATCTCTTGCTACCTGGGGTAGCTCTGATACTGTTCCCACTGGTGGTCCTGTTGAGCTTGGACCTACTACTATGACTAACTACAAGTTGCTCGTGGATCCCGATGATCATGCTCTCCGTATTGAGAACATTGACCAGGTATTGTTTAATGGTTCGTCTGTTTCTATCAATGATTTTCGTACTGCCTATGCTCTTCAAGTCTGGTTGGAGCGGAACGCTATTGCTGGTTCTCGCTATACTGAATCTATTCAGGCCCACTTTAGTGTTCATCCTCAAGATTCACGTCTCCAACGTGCTGAATATCTTGGTGGCGGAAGGATACCCGTTAAAATCTCGGAGATCGTTTCTACTGCTTATAGTGATGACGGTTCGGGTGTTGTCCCTCTTGCTAACCTCGCCGGCCACGGCGTTACGTACGGTAATACTAATCGATTCCGTTATTTTTGCCCTGAGCATGGTTTTATTATTGGTGTTGCTTCTATCATGAATCCTCCATCTTATCACCAGGGCTTTCCTCGCATGTTTTTTCAACGGCGGTTCTTTCTTGATTACCCGTTTCCTACCTTTGCGAAGCTCGGCGAGCAAGAGGTTTATAATGTTGAGCTTTATGGGACTGCTTCTAATTTGTCAGGTCCCCAGGTATTTGGCTACCAATCGCGTTACGCTGATTGGAAGTTTATGTTTAATACTAATCATGGTGATTTCCATGATACGTTGTTGTTCTGGACTCTTACTCGTGAGTTCTCTACTAACCCTGTGCTTGGTAATGCCTTTGTCGAGTTCGACGATGATTCCCAGGATCGTATATTCGCTGTCCAGGGTGACGGCGATAACTTCTGGATGTATATTAATAATAGTCTCACCGTTGTGAGGTGTCTGCCTTACTTTGGTGCTCCTAATAATCTTGGATTCGCATGAGTAATCTTCATCTCTATCCTACTGTGCGTGTTGCAGGTAAGTCCTTCTCCAAGGAGAAGGTTTTGACTGTTCCTAATCAGTCTATGTCGTTGCGTGATATTCTTCTTCGTTTTACGCGTCGTGAGTCTCTCCCCGTCGAGCGTGAGGGTTTCTATGCTGATAATCTTGGAGATCTTGAAAAGATGGGTAATGAGGACATTACCGTCCGTAAAGAGAAAGCTGCTGCTATTCGTCAGCGTCTCCATGAAATTAAGCGTGAGCATGAGGCTAAGGCGTCAGCTAATGAGGGCGTGCCGGTGGAGAGCCCTTCAGTGCCTGGTAACCCCCCGAAGGGGACGTGACAGGTGCCAGGCTTGTTGGGCAGGCTCCGCCGGCTGCCCTGTTATATTTATTATTGTATTTATTACATTTATTATTGGGGATAGATTTCTATCCCCTTTTTTTTGTTCTATCTATGGTAGGCCCGCTCCCGGGCCGAGCCATGTGAGGCCCGGGAGCGGGCCCGAGCGACGTTGTATAGTTCTCGGGAGCTTGCGACCGCCGGAGGAGCTTGCGACGACCCAGGGAGCTTGCGACCCATACTCTCATACGTCGCGTTCAGCCCGCCATGGGCGTACTTGCGACACTTGTGTCGCCTGCAAAGTAATCTACTTGATTTACTTTGCTAAGTGACACGGACTTGTTTGTCAGTGTCTTATCTTTTGTGTATTCTTGATGTATGGAAAAGAATACCAAATTGGATTCTTCAGCTCAAGGAGCTGAGATCCCTAACATCACCCCTGAACTGGTTCGTCAGTATCTTAACAGAGATCTCTCTGTTGCTATTTCGTGTCTTCAGGCTATCCAGTCTGATCCGGATCTCCTGGATAATCTTTCGGCTTTTATGGCTGGTCGTTGGCAGAATGAGCAGAATAAGAAGGCTCATCAATCTCAGAAGGTTGATATGCTTGATCATGGTGCTTATCCAGGACCTAAGTAATGTGGGGTGTTATTATTGCCGGTATCGTCTCTCTCGTTGGTGCTCTTATCTCCGGGCAGCAGCAGAAGAAAAACACCGAGCGTCAAGCGGCTGCTAATCAGCAGTTGGCTAAAACTCAAGCTGATGCTAATGAGAGGTATCTTGCGGAGCAGAATGCTTATAACTCTCCTTCCTCTCAGATGACCCGTTTCCAGGATGCTGGTCTTAATCCTAATCTTATTTACGGCCAAGGGTCTCCCGGCAATCAGTCTTCCTCGCTCTCGTATCCTGATATTAAGCCTGCTGATTATCAGAATCGTACTAATGCTCAGGATACCATTGCTACGTTCAACCAAACTCGGTTGACTACTTCTCAGGTTAACGCTCAGAATGCTACTACTATGCAGAAAACTGCTATGGTTGAAGTTAGTAAGCTTCAAGCTCGTGTAATGGAGCGTAATCCTTTGCTCAATGATGGTGCTTTCTCTGCTATTATCGATAATTTAAAGGCTAGTGCCTTGATGAAAGCTGAGCAGGTTAAAGGTCAGCGTATCGCTAATTTTACTAATGATGCTGTCGCAGGCTGGCGTGTAGACAAGGTCTATAAAGAGGTCCAGCTGCTCGAGCAGCGCTTCAAGTTGGGACAGCAGGATTCGGCTATTAAGGCCGAGATTCTTAAGTCCAAGGAATTCCAGAATGCTATTCTGGAAGTACAGAAGAAGTTTATGCAGGATGGCGATATAACGCCTCAGCATATTGTCCAGTTTATTCAACTTTTACTAATGAAAGCTTTATGAGAAGAAGAGGTTATGGCCGCGGACGCGGCCGTTCGTCTCACCGCCGCAAGGGTCGTGGCCGTGGACGTGGTAAGTCGCTTAACACTTATACTATCCGTCGCGGCGGTATTAAGTTATGACGTCGTCTAAAGGCGTTCAGACGCATGGTGTTAAGAGGTTTCTTAATGTTATGTTTAAGGTGCGTCGTGAGTATCCCAAGTTGTGGGAGCATTCCGGTAAAGAGAATCGTAAGATTATGGTTCGTTATTGGATGGATGGTCAGTACTGGTGTGGTACGTCTCATCACCAGGTTGAAACTAATGGTCAAATCTCGTTATGGAGTGTTTAAAGCCTATGTATCTTCCTAAGCAGGACATTTATGTGCCCTGCGGTAAGTGTCCTTTCTGCACGGCGACTCGCCGTGCAGATTGGATTTTGCGCCTCAATACTGAGGCGCGGCTTTGGCTTGATAAGCGGTTTGTTACGCTTACTTATGCTAATCCACATCTTCGTTGGCGGCACGGCCAGTCTCAGCTCTGCAAGGATGATCTTCAGCGCTGGTTTAAAGCTATTCGCCGTGCCGGCTATCGTATACGGTATTATGCTGTTGGTGAATATGGTTCTACTACTTATCGTCCGCATTATCATGTTATTCTCTTCGGGTCTGTACCCGAAGAGTTGTTGCGTTCATCTTGGCGTGAGCGTGCGGATCGTGGTGGTCATATCCTCGGTCATGTACATATCGGTACCGTTACTCAGGCTTCTATAGCCTATACGTTGGGTTATATTGTTAATTCGAAGGGGCCTTTTATGTTGTCTAATCGTGTGCGCCCCTTTTCGCTTATGTCTCGTAAACCTGGTCTTGGACATTCGTATCTTACCCCTGAAATGATTGCTTGGCATCGTGCCGATCGTCGTAATTATGCTATCCAGGATGGTATAAAACGTCACCTTCCCAGGTATTATAAAGGGAAGATCTTTTCGAAGATCGACCAGGTTCGTATCGCGGTATATACCGCGAATGCTTCGTTTAAGCGCGATGTAGAGTGGTTGCGGCATCCTTTGCGTGCCGTTATGAAAGATCCACTCGCTTACCGCGCATTGCAGCGCCAGGCGCTTGCAGTTCGTATTACTGAAAAGTCTAAAGAACTTCTAACTATCTAACATGTCTAAATTTGCCGGTTTTACGACCGCTCAGCTTCAGAAGCCTAAGCGGTCTCAGTTTGATCTCTCACATACAAAGCGTTCTTCGACCAGGATGGGTCGACTTACTCCTGTTCTGTGTGTTGAGGCTATTCCAGGTGATACTTTCTCTGGTTCATCTGAAATTTTGTTGCGGCTTGCGCCGCTGCTTGCTCCTATCTACGATGAGATCTATCTCTACGTGCATTTCTTTTTCGTTGCTAATCGCATCCAATGGAACGAGTGGGAGACGTTTATCACAGGTGGTCGCCTCGGTGCTGAGGCCGATCCCAATGAGTCTCCTATCCCTCCCCGTATGGCTAGTCTTGGTTTCTATCTTACCAATTTCCCTACTAATTTTCAGAAGTCCACGCTCTGGGACTATATGGGTTGTCCTATTGTTTCGGATCTTCCAGGTTATACCGCTGCTGGTTATAATGGTATGGGTATTGATATGTTGCCGTTTCTTGCCTATCAGCGTGTGTGGTTTGACTACTATCGTGATCGTAACTATGTTGCCGATGATTATTTCGATACTGGTGTTAACGATAACTCGTTTCCTGTTTTCTCCGGGCCTATGTCTGATACTGAAGTTATTAAGAATCTTCAGCTTCGTACGCGTTCGTATCTTCCGGATTATTTTACATCTGCGCTTCCTTTTACTCAGCGTGGTACTGAGGTGCTTATGCCACTTGCCG